CAGAGTAATAGCCATTGCCAAACGGCATTTCGTGAATGGCTGTAGCCGGTCGGTTTGGCGTCCATGGTTGGATTCGACCATCCTCATCAAGTTCGTGACTGACGACTCCCCACGTCTCGCGCACCCAAACTCGATCGCTTGGTTTACCAAATGCGCTGTTCAGATAGTTGCCTGCCGACAGCTCCCCGGCCAGTTCATTGCCAGACAACTCGCACCCAAGGTTTTTATCTAAAACTGGAAACTTTACCGGGCGCCGCGTCTGCTTCTTCCTACCGTCGAGAATGGCGCACACCATTTCCCCGTTAAAAATCATTCCGCGTTCAGTAATTTTCGTCATCTCGTTACCGGGAGGGCGAACCCTCCCGCCTCCCTTAGCCCAGGTATTCCGGTTTCATGTCGTCCAGGGTGATACGAAACTGGTCATACAGTTCATCACCGAGGTGTCGGCGCGATGAGGTCAGGGTGCTTTCTGCCTTCGCGAATAATGCTTCGGCTTCCGGATCTCCCGGGTTAGGAAGTGAATTTATGGCAGCCTCAACTTTGTTTTTGGCATCAACCATGAAGTAGCGCTGCACTGCTTTACCTTTCAGTTCGGTGAAAAGAACAGTGCCCAACACTGCTTTCTCTTTATCCAGATCCGCCCTGATGGCTTTTGCTGCATCGACCGATTCGGCGCGCTCAATGCGGTCACGGAAATCATCTGCCAGGGAATCAATATTGAGAGCTGAATCCTGCGCGCTGGTGGTGATGTCTGTTCCGTTGGTGATCTCTGCCACAGACATTCTTTGCGCCGGCGCCGGGTTTATTTCTCGCTCGGTCCTTTGTTCAACCTCATCCGGGCTGTAAACACCCAGGATGACTTCCGGGCAATACAGCCGCGCCCAGTATTTGACGCCCAGATAAGCGATTTGCTGTTTCGGGTTAGAAACCCACAAAGGAGAATTACGTGTGACGACTCCAGAGAGATAAAGTGACTCCCCCCAGGTGATTTCTGATTCACCGCGCAGAATCGCGCCAACCTGGACGAATAACCCAATTTCGTCCTCATCTGTCCATCCTCGTACACGCTCCGTGACATTGTATTTCCCGTTTTTGCCGTGCTTTTCCCGGGTGACCTCTTGAGTCCTGGTGCAGCGCTCCCAGTCGCCACCGTAACGGTAATGGAATCGACCTTTAATAGCGCTGGAACTGGCGATTACCGCGTTTATAAGCTGGGCTTCATATCCGAGAACACCGTTTACCAGATGTGTTTTTTGCGCTACTGCGTAGGGATTCATGCCCCATTGCATCGCCTGCATAACGATCGCCATGCAATCGGCTGGTTTACCCGCAAGATGTGCAGGTACCGTCACCTGAGAATCTGCCATCAGGTTTGCAAATGCCGTAAGCTGGCCGAGCGCCTGCACGTTGAAGATGGCGTTACTGGCAGAAATGGTATTTGGAGCCTGTTGCTCAGTGGTAACAATATTGGTGTTTTCCATCGTCATATCCCCTTATGCCTGTACGCGCAGCGCTTCGAGACGGCGCACATCAAAATCGTTGAGTTCTTCGGCGTAATCCTCAGTGATTGGCGCCGGCCATTCGCCAGTGTCAAAACCGTTCGCAATGGCGCGCATAGCTTTGCGGTATTCCAGCATGCCGAGTTCCAGTAGTTCTTCGGATGCCTCGATGATGGCGATCCAGTGGTAGTTCTCGTCTTTGTTAACGAATATCCAGAAGAACTGGTCAAGGGCTGCGGTTTCGCAGTACATAGCCGCGCTCAGGTGGTAATCGCGCTCGATGATTTCCCGGTGCAATTTGGCGCGCAGGCCTTCCTGCTTGACGCTCCACATGCTGATGGTTTTCAGGTCGGCACCAATGCGCAGGCCTCCCATGTCGATTTCAAGATCGGGACGCACGCGGATTTCCAGCCCGGTTTCTTCATCAATACCGAAATAGCTCACCTCGACAGCGCGGCTCGGGTGGGTCAGTAGCTTGCCGGCGGTCGGGTGACTCAGGAGTGCTTTCTGAATGGCCAGCGCAGTGCTTAGCTGCTGACGGGTAACCAGCACTTTTCCTTCCGGGTTCTCGCGCCAGGCATCCAGCAGTTCGTCGGCAAACACGGCATCCGGCTTAACCGATTTCAAAACCTGAATGAGATCCGTTTTGGTACCGGAGACTTTCAGTGGTTGCGGCTTCTGGGCTTCCTGTGCGACCAGGTCAGGGTTAATGATTGCCAGTTGTTCCAGCAATACGTCGCGGCTGCCGCTGGTTTTAACCGGCGCGGGCAGGGTGGCGTTGTATTCTTTGATGCAGGCTTTCATCGCCGTGGCGGTATGCTTAGTCCCATTCTCGATGCGCTGGAACTCTTCCGGGAGTTGCTCATATGACGCATAGGATTCGTCAACGGATACCCCAAGCGGGAACGGCGCGGGCAGGGTGGCGTTATGTGCATCCAGTAATGCTTTGATATCGTCCGCGCTCAACAGCGGCGGCAGGCTGGCGTTGTGCTCGTCGATAAAGGCGCGGATCGTAGCGGTGGTGGTGAATGCACCTTCCGGGATTTCGGGCTCGACGCTGAACTCTTTATCCATGTCTTCCGGCTGCAGTGCCAGCGCATGCACCAGGTTACCCATATCCAGAACCGGCGAGCGTTCCTTATTGATAGTTTTTGAGACATGGCGCGCTTCGAAATACATCAGCGATATCCGGGCATCTTTAACCATCGTGGAGCTGATGCCGTTGGCGGCGTGATAAACCTCGTTCGGTACACCTTCATATCGGCCAGGCTCGAAGTATTCTGGCCATACTGTCGCTGTAAGTTCCTGGTCTGGTTCTTCGGCGGAATCTTCAGGCGTGATTGTTGGTTCCTGGTCCTGCAGAACCGCAGCTGCCAGGTCAGGACAGCGCTCAGTTAAAATTTTGCGTGCGTTTACGACATCTGCTTTTTCAGCATCTGCATCAGCGTTTTCGCCTGCCGGTACCGGATTATCAGCTTCGTCTTTGACCTGCTGAGTCTCTTCCATCTGCACATCGCTGGTGGCCTCTTCGTTGTCTCTCTTTGGGGCAGGAGTGGCCATAAGGCCTTCAATGGAGTACATGCCAGCGCTGACTTTGGCAATTTCAGGTTTTTTGGTTTCTGTCGGATCTTCGTGAGGTTGTTCAACGACATTTGATTGACGGCCCGCGCGCGGATCCTCTTCCCACTCCGGATAGCCTTTTGAGCGCTCGCCGTTTTCATAAATGCCATTAGCCGCGAGCCAGTTACGAACCGTTGCCCGCAGTTCTGACGTGCTTTCTTCGCCATTCCATTTAATGGCACGGGTAACGCCGAAAATGCTATTTGCGTCATAATCGAGAATATCTGTAGTTTTGCTCAGAATTTTGAGCGCCTTAACATGGACACCCTCTTTCTTGTCTACCAGGTCTTTGGCGCCGATGAGTTGAGGGCGGCTGATTTTTCCCGGCTCTGCATCCGGGTACAGTTGGGCAATAGCGATCTCAATAGCCAGATTCGCGATATTCTGCGTTACGGCGCGTTTATAGCGTTCGGGTGTAGCGTGAGGGTCAGCATGGGGAACTGCTGAAATCTGATTGCCAACTGACCATTCCCTGGTAAGGATGCCGCGATCGATAGCATTGGTTTCGAACCACAATTTCGCAAACTGAATACGCTTGCCAAGTTCGTGGCGCTTCCCTTCAGGGAAGACCTTTTTATTCGCGCTCGTAAATTTCCACAAAGCTGGCATATCGTATTTCTTTATTTCAGGAATACTTTCAGCAGCAAGAATGAGATCCTGAACTGCCGAATTATCTGTATCCATTTCCATGGCGGAAAGGCGGCCGCGATTCGGGATGCTGATATGGTAAACGTGGCCTTCTTCTGCCATGTACTGTGCCAGCAGCTGAATGCGGAAGGGCATTTCTGCGAGGTTGTAGAGGGAGTTTTCATCGTCTGAAACCGCAGCGTCGGAAGCATCAGAATCGTTTTCGTCTGAATCACCATTAACGATCTCATCTTCAACAACGGTAGTTAAATCAGCAACAGCCCCCTGGATAACCTGCCAGGTGCGCTGGTCGTCGCCGAGCTGATAGCGCTTGCACCATTCAAAATCCAGAACACCTTCAGCGGGAAGGTCATTAAATACCGGGAAATCGGTCCGAATTGGTTTCAGGTAGTCTTTGCCGCGCCCGGTTTCGATTTCTGCATCTTCCAGATCAACGTCTAACTGCAGCTGCGCGCGAGCTTCAGATTTTGCGGAACGCCAGATAATGGCATCGGCTTTACCCGATTTTTGAGTTGCCTTTATCAGATAAAAATATTCCATGTGATAGCCTCAATTTTGGGTGTTAGAATCCCCGGGCCATTGATAGCGCCCATTGGGTGTTCATTGGTTTTGGTAATTTCCGGTGTAACTTTGGTCGGTGGCACCGGACGTACAGCCCGCTTCGGCGGGTTTTACGTTAGGCCTCGTTGGCCATGGCGTCGTATTCGCCACAACGTTTCGAGCAATACGTTCTTTCACATGGTACTAACTGCGTGCCATGAATGATGAGAATGGTCATCTTCACAACTTTTCCTTCCTCCAGTGCCTTGCGGCAATACGCACATCGTTTCTGAATAACGCCTCCTACATCTGCGCGGTGAACCCGGCGGGATGTTCAGCAAGAACGCCTTTCAAAGGAAGGCATTCGCCTTTTACACCTTGCTCAACTGCGGCTTCCTGGCATTCTTTCTCGCTGTCATATACACCCAGCAAAACATCCTGATTACCGCCAATAAGCATGCCGACGGTTATCACCAGAGCGAACATTGTGCTCATCAGTGGGTACCTGCCGGAACGAGATAGGGCGCAAGCTCCCTTGAGTAAAAGGGCTGACGGATAAAGCGCAGATTTCCCTGCGGTTCATGGAAATAGGTTTTGCGAACATGGTCGTATGAAACAGACCAGGGCGCGCCGGTGCGCGGATTACGCATTGGTATTGCGCGACCGCTGTTTGGAACTGGATTAACCATAGATAACCCCCGCGATGCATATGATGAATAAAACCCAGAAGATGAACCCTATAACTGCCGAAATGACCAGGGCTCTGATGCCTTGCTTACTCATTTCAACCTCTGCCTTATCGCCGGCCAGCGGAACGTTAGAACCTACTGCGCGTTGATATCTCCACCTCATCCCGGTCTTCGTATGCGCCGGGCCGCTACTTCGTGGGCATCCTGCCTGAGTGGTTTGTTGCTATAGGATAATTAAACACTTTGTTTATTATATTGTCAACAAAATGAGTTTATAAAAATAAACAAAAAGTTTATTTTTTTTGGTGTGCAGGCCTTTGCTGCATCTTTTTAAAGCTGCGAGCGGCTATACAACCATCAGATAGGGGCGGGCATGGAATACGATGAGGATAAGGCGGGGCTAAAATTCAATGCGTTTGAACTAGCTGTGGCGGATCTAGTAGTGGATGGGCACTTAGTCGAACAACATAGGGAAGCTGGGAACGTCATAGAGAAGGGGTCATAAAAAACCCGGCGCTGTGGCCGGGCTAGTATTCTAAATGTTAGAGCCAGATTTCCACTCTGGTTGAGACACTAATGTATATCTAGGTCTCCCATTACCAACGGTTTTTCTAACAAATACCGCAGAAGCAGTAACACCTAAATGTTTGTTAATGATACCAGGATCATCAACTGCTTTATCGATACTTGCTGTCTTAATTTCGGTGTTACCCAGCACAATAAACTCACACTGGCGTTTGTTAGGAAGAGTGCCCAAAAATATTACTGTTTCAACAATCTTTTCCTGCTTAATGTTATCGCTACTCAGTTGATTGTAGACAACTTCGAGTTGCTTTGGCTCTCTAAAAACAATATTGAAGTCATTGTTTTTTAAAGTAAAAACGGTTTTGTTTTCATATAGATAATGTATGAAACTACGGATTTTTTCTATTGCACGAAAATCTAAATTTTCTAAAGCGTCGGAAAGCTCTTCATCATCATTATCTAAGCTGGCCTGCAATATTTTTCTTGTCTTATCAATAGCTTTAGAGACTGGTGTTTCTTCATCGAATGTAAGTGGCGCATCAGGTCGGAACTCTTCAAGTACAAACCCAAAAGAACCCCTTGCTGATGCTGTGATCATTAGGTGGTTATTTTCAATATTTGGTATCCTTCCTGATGCTGGTAGAGGGCCGTTAAAGGCACTTGCCACATAGGCAATGGCGTCATTAAAACAGGATACAGCTTTCGACCCAAACACTGCTGAAATCCCGTGAGTACCAATGACTGTAGGACCTCTAAAGGTTAATACCGCATGCGTCGGTTCATGCTCTCGAATGTCAGCTTGAGAAATTATTCTTTCAACATTTTTTAATCGATCTTCTAAGCTTTTCCTGCTAATGGACTGACCGATTGGCATGTTTTTTAATAAGTTACTTATTTGCTCGCGTTCACTGAGAGCGAAAACATAATCATTACGATTCATTGTTTGCCTCCCCAGTAGTGGCAGAATTAAGTATAGTCATTGCCACAACATCAAGCTGTGGGTTCAATGGGATTTGAATAAAACCTTTCCATGACAAGTCACGTTTATGAGCCCACATACTGTACCAATATACAGTCATTTCAACAAGCTCATGGCTTGGAGCATTAAGCCCCTGATAGTACGAATCAACTAAATACTTAGTTTTAACAAGATCATGGTTAAACAGTTCAGGATTTCTACCAATTACCGTCGCATCATCATCACCAGCGCTGAATTGAAAAAAAGTAACCACATCAACGTCATTTGGAGGTCTTCTCTCAATTAGCTCAATGTTTTCTGTGAAGCTGCCATCTACCCACTGAAAACCCTCAACTAACCCCGCTTGGCTTAACGACATACGAAAATCAAGAAATCCTTTGAGTATCTTCATTCTTGCTGGGCTAAGCGCAAACATACTTACAAAACGCACTATATCCATTTTGTATGGCGAGCGCGCATGGCTAGTAGGGTCTGCCTCATCCATAGGGGGGATTACCCCCATCTCATTCCACAGAGAGATAGTTGGTATAGTCAACGTTAAACCTTATAACCAATTAGGCATTGATAGATTTATAGTTTTTATTGGTTACTACAGATCTTCTTTGTATATATTAGTTACTCCGTATCACCCTTAATCCGCCGCCCCATGTACTTCGCGTATAATTCGTCGAGCTCTTTCAGGCGTAGTGACACGATCCGCAGCATGTTCTGTTGTTCTTCCTCGTTCGGCAATTGGTTGTAGAGCTCCAGCAACCGTTTCTCGTCAGGACGTAAACCATCATTTGCATCAACATCCTGACCTAAAACCCACTCAAGGCTGACGCCAAGGGCATCAGCAAGCTTTATGGCAGAGCTCTTTCCTATCGCTCCCCGCACAAACCAGTTGTTAACCGATTGCGAACTTACACCACAGATCCTCGCTATATCTGCTTTAGATATGCGCTTTATCTCAATTATTTCATTGAGTCTTTGTACCTGTGGGTTGTTGGACTGGTGCGTATTTTTTCTCATATATCACGATTTTAAACTAAATGTTTACCACCTCAACATTCATAAAGTTGACTTTAAAATAAACATAATGTTTAATTTGCCATGTAACTTTAACGGAGTGGTTTATGAACGCATTAGAAAAAGCCATACAAATTGCTGGTGATGCAACGAAGCTAGCAGAAAAACTGGATGTTTCATCCATGACGATTAGCCATTGGAAGCACCGCCACGGTGGAGCAGTTCCTCAGTCTAGAGTTTTCCAGATCTTTCATGTGACAGGCGTAACTCCGCATGAACTTCGCCCAGACCTTTACCCAAATCCAAACGACGGTTTGTCTTCACAAAATCTGGCGGGATGACCATGCAAACACTTTCCTTTCAACAAAATACCGGATTCAACACCGGCGCTCTGATAAAGCGAAATCAGTTGAGAGTAGCGGATCATGACGGCATTCGTTCTGCCGTTCGCGCCTGGGCTGCAGCTGAAGGTCAGGATGTAGTGTCCGCATACATCATCGAGGAGTGGCGCCAGCAGGGCGGTGACGGGATCGAATTTCCCGAAGACCTCAGCCGTGCCCGGCAGAAATTATTCCGCTATCTGGATAACCAGGTCGAGTCGGATAAATACCGCGAGTATGTGCGTCTTCTTTCGCCAGCAATCATGGCCGTTCTCCCGCTGGAATACCGCAACCGGCTGGTTCCCCATGACGATGTTTTGTCGCGCCTGTCTTCAGCAATTAAGGAGTGCGCCGAAGCAAAGCAGGCTGTGATGCTGAACGCGCCAGAGCACCAGAAATTGAAGGAGGTAAGCGAGGGGATAGCTTCGCTGTTCAGGCTAATGCCTGAGCAGACAGGAGCGCTGATGACAATCGTGAGCTCAATGCTTGGCGTGATGTAAGCGGGGTATCCATGAATCACATCGAGTTCATTGAGAAGAACGTACGCGAGGAACTTCTTCGCCAGGGCTTCACGCAAGCAGTGGCTCAGGGGGGGGCAGACCAGGCGGTCGATATGTACAAACGGATGTCATAGGCAAGCCGAAAAGGGGGAATGTTTGACGATGTTATGCGACACGCAAAGTTATGGGCTGAGAAGCAGACCAGCGCAGCTGAGCGACGGGAAGCAAAGCGCACCGTGCGAAAGGGCAGCAATCAGGCTGGGTTGTTCTGAAAGGGTGAAGACCGTTGTGCTCGAACACAGCCGGTCTTCGGGGTGTGAAAAAAGGGCTCTTAGTTCACGGAGTGAGTATGTCAAATACCGCTGAAGTTATCAATTTTCCGATTAAAACCGAGCGTTCGGGAGGTCAAATGGCCGACCTGGCTAACGGGTATACCAAGATCGCAAACGAGATACAGAAGCTCAAGCCGCGTCTGCGGATGTCTGGTCGTGAGTGGCAGTGTCTTGAGGCTGTAATCTGGCTTACCTATGGATGGAACAAGAAGCAGGACCGAGTGACAAACACGGTGATTGCTGAGCTGACAGACCTCGGAGAGTCGCATATTTCCGACACAATCAAATCTCTCGCGGAGCGGAAAATTATCTTCGCTCATAAGCAGGGAGTGATGAAAATTGTCGGTATAAATACTGAGCTATCTGAGTGGATTTTAGACAAACCGAAAACGGGAAAACTCTTCCCGGAATCGGGAAAAGTGTTACCGAAAACGGGAAAACCTTTCCCGGAAACGGGAGACACCCAATACAAGAACAAGAACAAGAACAATAGTAAAAGATCTTCTTCGTCTCGGAATTCTAAAGAATCCCGAAACGAGGAAACTTTGAAGTTTCTCTCTCGTCATCCAGAAGCGGCCGATGGGATTTATACCCCTGCGGGAAAATCCTGGGGAACAGCTGACGACCTCAAAGCCGCGCGATGGATTTTCGATAAAGCCCTCACCGTGAATGCCTCACTCTCAGAACCGAACTGGGTTGAATGGGCAAATACCATCCGTCTGATGCGCATGCAGGACAAACGCAGCCATTACGAAATCTGCGAACTGTTCAAGTGGGCCAATGAAGACGATTTCTGGCAAAAAAACATTCTCAGCCCTTCAAAACTACGCAAGCAGTGGGATCAACTGACAACTAAGCGCCTGCGCAGCCCTGGCCCATCAAAAACCACATCAGGCGTCAGTGCACTGGACAATACCGACTGGATCGACGGGGTACTCGAATGAAATCTATCGCAGAAAGCATGCATAACTTCGATCGGAAGAACTTCCAACGTATCGCCGCCGGCATGCCTGAAATGCACGATGCGCAGAGCTTTGCACATCAGGCGACAAAGACGGCTGAGGTATTCAACGAACTGTTTCGCCAGCTGCTCGCGGTATTCCCGGCGCTGGCCAACAAATCAGCGGAAGACCTCAACGAGATGCGTCGCCAGTGGCTCCTGGCGTTCAAGGAGAACGGCATCACCACGGTAGAGCAGATTAACGCCGGGATGCGGGTTGCTCGCAAGCAGGAAAAACCCTTCATGCCATCACCGGGCCAGTTTGTCGCCTGGTGCCGTTCTGAGGAGGCGGTGACGATAGGGCTGCCGGATGTGAATGAACTTGTTGAGATGGTTTACCAGTAT